TTATAAAATTAGCACTATTTACTGGAGGAGATGAAAGAGATTGGTTACTGCCTGAAGCATAACTTGTACCTGCATCATTAATTCTTGGTCTAAAGTCGATACAATCTCTTAATTGAACTGTTCCTATATTACCTGAGAATGATGGTATCTGTGTATATTCTGTATCATCGTATGAATCAACACTAAAGAAATCGCCTGAGCCAGAATGATCATACCAATCAAAGACAACTGTAATCGCGCCTGGATCAATTTCGCCTGACTTAAGAGTAATTTTTCCTATATCATAGAAATTATCTCTTTGACCATTGTCTAATATAAATCTACCAATAACGCTTTGTCCAGCTGGATCTACTATTGAAGTAATTTTTTTAATGTCAGCTTTACCTAATGAAAGAACTCCACTACTTAAAGATTGAGCTGTTAAAGTCTGAGTCTCTTTATCTTTTGTTTTTGGTGCAGCACCAGTGTATGATACATCTACACTAAATACAATTTGTTGACCTCCAGATAAATTTACGCTTGAGCCTCCTATTGTAGTAAAAGTGATAGTGCTTCCGCCGCCTGTAATAGATGCTGTTGGACTTGCGTCTAAAGCATTGTATGTACTTCCATCTTTAATGTATGCAACGACTGTAGAAGCATTAACAAACGATGCTCCACTTATTGTAGCAGCTGGATTATTAGCATTTGTAGTTCTTGTTTCTCTTACTACGTATGTTGTATTATATGAAGGTGAAGAAACTGTTGAACCAGGATCTCTTAAAGTATCAACTGCTGAATATGGTAATTTGTAAACTAATGAATTAAAGCTTGAACCATATATAGTTCTATCAGTTACACTGCTTTGATCAAAAGTATTAGCTCTAAATTTAACTGTTCCGCCATCATCCCATTCAACACTTACAATGTTATTCATTCCATATCCACTATTAAATTGGATATCAAAAATATACAAATATAATTCAGTTGAACTTGAACCTTGACTTATTCCTCGAGCTCTGCATGTACCTCTTTTAGTACCGCCACCATTAGCTGCATCGTATAAATCAATTGTATCAAAAGTAGCAATGTCTGGCATTCCAAGAGAACTTGCTTCATTTAATCTAATATAGTTTCCAAGATTTAATGTTTGTTGTGTTTGATTAACATCAATAGTAGCATCGGCTCCTCTTGGTTTATCAACAGCTAAATATTTGGTTGTTGTGTTTTCAACTCTAAATCCTTTTACGTAAGATGTATTTGGTTCTATACCAATCGCTAATTTAGTAGCAGACCCACCATTGCTTGATGTTAAATAACCATTATTAGTTCCTGTATCTAAATGTTCTCTCACATTTAACTGATATGGATTAACTGAGTAATCTCCTGACTCTTCAAATGTTCTTCTTGCTAATCTTTCTGTTAATTCTGTTTCTTGATTTTTATCTGTCTTATCAACAGCTGATTTACCGTCTTCAATAACAATAAGAGTAATATAATCTGTTTCTACTCTTGATGATAAGCTTAATGGCTCTTTAATAAGAGTTGTTGAAATGCGATATCGTCTTGCTCCAGGAGCTGCTGTGTTTGGAGTTCCTGCAGCGTTATCTAATAAAGTTGTATCTGTTGTAGCATCAACAATATCTTCAGTAACTTTTAAACCAATAATATAGTTTGGTGTGTTTGTATATTTGTCAAGTATAAGCGATCCTGCTGGTACATAAACAAATGTACCTGAAATAAAGTATACACCTTCTTCTATATTAACTGCTGATCCTAATCCTATAGGAGTAGATATACTTGAAGCTACTGCAGGACTTGAATTATTTGGATTGGCGTTACCACCAACCATTGCGTACCTTACAGTACTCGCGTTTGAACTGAGTACTTCTCCTGCAGCAAATGTTGATGTAGCATTGTTTGTACCTGAACCTGTATATTTAACATATAGTGTTGCGGGATCGCCAGATCCTGCTGCAATGACTGCTTGTACAACTGCAGTAACTCCGCCTGTTGCTCCTGTAATTGTTGTTCCAACAAACTCAGTTAAGTAATTATCTGTAGTTAATGTAGCTGAAGATGCTGAATGATAAAATGAAGATTCTACTTTTACAAAATCATATTCTACATTAAGTGTGACTTTACCATTTACAACTCTTGAACCGTCTTTAAATGAATATTGACCATGTCGATCTATTTGCGCTTGAAGCGATGTTTGTAGTTGTGTAAGCTCTCTTGCTTGAACTGAATAACCTGGTCTAAAAAGAACTCGATGAAAATTCTTTGTTTCATCAAAATCGTCTAATGTGTAACCAGCTGGTAAGTTTACTATTGTTGTTGCCATAAATCTCTCTTGCTAATATTATTTATATTAGAATTCTATAATTACTTTTATATCTTCAATCTGTGTTGTTGTTCTACTGATAGGATTTCTATTCTCTAAGAATAAAATGTCTCCGCTCATTCGATCTACTTCTGGATTTCCTAAAGCTGCTGAAGCGTGTAATAAACAATTCTTTGTACTTGTTTGTCCTATTACATTTTCTCCGTTTACAAATGCTTTATAACCTGTCTTATCATTTTGATGATATCGTAAATAGTCATTTGTTGTATCTTTTTCTACTAAGTATGCTTGTGCACCAGATGTTTGTCCTACTAATAATTCATCAATTGTAAAATCAGTAGCATTATCTGTTGAACCAGAAGCTGCAATTGCTAAATAGCTTGTTGCTTTTAATGTATTGTCTGTTGCAACTGTTCCAGCTAATGGAGTTGCGTTATAATTTCTTGGCTCATCAAACAAAGTAATTTGTCTAAAGTCATTGCCTACTGTTAAGTCTCCACCATCATTACCATCTAGTTTAGTATTTAATGAGATAAAGAATCCACCAAGTTCTGATACTGGGTCTGTTCCATGTCCTGCTTTAGGAGTAAGAACTGCTCTTGCTGCTGCATCGGAACCACCGCCACCTGAGAAAGTAATATCGACTACTCTATAATTAGTACCCTTACCTGTAACTGTAACTGCTGTGACTGCTCCACCTGAAACAGTAGCAGTTGCTGTTGCACCTGAACCGTCTCCTGTAATTGCGACTGTTGGAGCTGATGTATAACTTGTTCCACCTGCTGTGACTTCAATTCTTTCGATACCTGCTGCAGTTGCAGAGGCTGTTGAAGCTTTTTGGTTTAAGTATTGAGCATAATCAGCTTCTGTTAACTGAGCTTCTGCATCAGCGTCTGTTGCCCATGAAAAAGTAACAATACCTGTGACTGAACCTGTTGGCGCTCCATTTAATGTTAAGACTGAACCGTTAATTGCTGATACTTTTTTTGCAGAACCTACGTTAGTTCCTGCCATTGTCATACCGACTGTAATTTCGTCTACTGTTTCTGTTAATATCACAGTTGCAGTAGTAGTTGCGACAGCGACAGTTGCCTCTGCGCCTAATGAAATTGTTTTAACAGGCATATAACTATTAGTTAAGAATTTTTCAGCGTCTTCAACACCTGTTGTAAACATATATTTCCATGTATATCCATCAGACTCTGCTGTTGGATCAGTTAATGTTTGTGTAGGCTGAATACTTGAAGCTCCACCGCCTGCTTTAATACATTTATATACTTTAAATTCTGAAGTAATAATATAGAATGCTTTATCAAAGATGCTAGCATCATCTGAATCCCAAGCATAGTATGAACTACCTGAAGTCCAAGTATGTCTTGGTACGACATGAGCAATTTCTGTTCCTACAATTTTCTTTAAACCAATAAGATTAGATCTTGCTTCTCCAAGTTGGTCAAGAGTATCTGCTGGAGTAAAAGGTGTAGTGTCTGTTGTGTCTGATGTAGTTAAGGACCATACGTCTGATTTTCCTATTCCTACATAAACGCTTGAACTACCTACTTGTTGCTTTAATTTCTTTGCATTAGTTGTTCTAAAATTCGATGTGATGATTGCTGCCATGCTGCTTTCCTGCTATTATTCTATGTGTACAAAAGTACCTGTGTTATATTTATTTATATCACTTGAGTCAATAGTTTGTATAGTTTTGTTACCTAAAAACTCAATTGTTTGGTTAGTATTATAAAGACGAGCTGTATTATAAAAATTAGCTGTGCCTTTCCTTTGGTTATATCCATTATTTATAATAGATCTAAAATTTGTATTTACGACCTTTACTGTATGTGCTGGTAAGAATTTAACAGCTGTACCAGTTGATGTCATAATTGATCCAGACGTTTGTCTTGGATTTGTTTTTACTTCAGTAATAAGTAGATCTACATCATTATGATTTAATGATATATCTAAGATCTCCTTTTGATCAGCTACTCGAACCTCATTATTGACCGCGCTTCCTATTCTGACTGTTGGGTCTATGATATAACCGTTACCAGCTTCAGTAATACTTACGCCAGTAATTTCTCCATCTGCATTTAATGTAAATATAGCCGTTGCTGTTACATTTGTAGATAAGAGATTACCTAAAGCATCTTTTGATTGTGGTGCTGGAAATACAATTGTTGGTGCTGTTGTATAATTTTTATCTGCAAGTCCTATAAGATCTATACTTGCGATTTTACCTGCATTTGTATTCGCCGCGACTGAACCAAATAGGTTAGAAAAATTTGATCCCTCTGATGTAATTGTAATATTATCTTGATCTAATCTTCCTTTTGAATCAATTGCAATCGATACAACTGGAGCTACGCCGGTCTGGCCTGATATATTAATACCATTAAATGTAACTGCTGGAGCTGATGAATAACCAAATCCAGGTTCTACAATCGTAACGGATTCTAAAGCTCCGTCTAATTTAGTAGCGGTTGCTGTGGCTGTTGCGCCTGTAAAGGTATGACTTGTACCAGTTCCCACGCTCGTAATATCGATAACAGCTCCACCGTTTGTAGCTGAAAGAGATACCTTAGATCCTGTTGATGTCTTAATAAAATATGATGTACCATTAACTAAACCGCCGATTGCTCCTCCGCCACCAGTTGAATATGTTACAGTAGCTCCGACTGGTAAAGCCGCTTGCTGAGCTGATGTTAATTTAATTGTATTATCGACGATATGTACTGTACCAGAACCTAATGATTCTGCTTGACTTCCGTTAAAGGTCATCGCAGTCGGAGCCGCGACAGTTAATGTTGGTACATTATAATCCTTACCGCCATTACCTATTGTAATAGAAGATAAAGAACCGTTTGTAAGTACTCCTGTCAGAGTAGCGGTTGTAAACCCTGAAGGCGTTCCACTATCACTTGACGTAATGGTAGGAACGCTGGTATAACCACTCCCTCCTGATGTTACTGTAATCGCGTTAATCACTCCTGTTTTAAGAGCAAGAGATAACGTACCTGTTCTATGTATATGAGCTGTTGTTGTAGGTAAGAATGTAGATACAAACATCTCTACAAGTACTGGTATATCTTCAGGTCCTATAATACCAGGTTGTATACCAGGCATTCTACTGAGTGTTAATGCATCTGTAAGTGCCGCGCCAGTTAATTCTAAGAAGATTAATATCTCTGAGAAATATATAAACCCTGCTGGATGTACTAATCTATCGTAAGAGAGTTCCCAGTCAGCTAAATTTTTACCTGTCTTTATTAAGTAGGCAAACTTCTGATATTTTTTACTGTCCTGTAATACAATACTATCTGATAAGAATCCTTTTTTATTTAAATAGATACCACCCTTTGTAAGAGCTGCATTTGCTTCCCAGTCACCGCTTGACGGTACTAATACTTTATCATAAGGAAACTCAACCTCAACGGAATCATTAAATAATATACGAAAGAAAATTTCTATACTATCAGCTGAACCACGTAACTTATAGAAGTCTATTATCTGTTTATATAGATTCCTTTTATCTACTGTGACTCCTCTTGGAATGGTAGCAGCGATTTCTTTCTGCATAAGCTCTAAATAATTTGTATCATTACGATCTATATCCATTGCGTGTTCAATGGTATTCATTACATAGGAAGGTCCTGGACCGACCCAATATTTAACGATTGTAGTTAATCGAGCAGTATAATTATTATAGCCAGAAAGACTATTGACTGTATATGTCTTACCTATTTCAGATGTTGAATTAACAAGCGATCCAGGTAATTCATTACCGTTAGTAATTGCTACATTGATATCATTTAAAGATATTGTAGTGATTGTACCATTAGGCGCTGTTAATATAAGAGTAGAATCGGCTCCCGTCTCATCTGTAAAGAAACGATTATTTTCGTTTTTAGGATCTGGTATTCTAAACTGAGCTTGATTATTAAGTACTACATCATCAAAGCTTTCTGTTTCTTGATATATAAACTCATCCATATTCTGAAACGTATAATACGCTTCTAGAAATTTAGTTAATTGTACCTTATCTTCTAATATCTCAGACGGTATTAACTGATCAATACGTATATTTTCTTTTGTTTCAGCTAAACTCCCATGATCGACTTCGATTGCGCCTGGAGTTAATGTAGTCTTATGAGGCATTATGATTTAAATCTTGATGTTGTGTTATATGTAATACTACCCGCTGAACCTGCAACTGCGATGGTATCAATCTCTGGTACAATAGTAACGCTATTATTATCTATAGATATTAACTGATCTCTCTTAGGCGCAAGGTCTAATGAGTTAGGTAATACGGTAATTTTAATTGCTGTTGTTGCGTCAGGTAAAAAACTATGAAGAGTAATTGTACCTTTTAATACATCTATAATACCAGCGTTATTAATCACTGTGACGTTTTCTAAATTAACTACCTTATATACTATTACTTGTCTCTGAGTTGATCCTGTAATAGGTATATCTCCAAAGAAATGATCTACGTTATTAATCTTAAACGCAGAGGATGTTAATATAAAGGCTGTTGAATTACCACTCTGATAGAATGGTGATGTAAAGCTTAGGTTAAAATCATTAGGTAGCGTTGATACATTACTCGGTGTAATATTCTGAAACATTCTTGGACGTATTATAGTATTAAGTATAGAAGGATCTGAGTTATCAATAGCTCGTGTTAATTGAGAGTGCCTAAATACACCATCAAATTTATTTAAGTTATTAAAATTATAGTCTGTTATTGTATCTCTTACAACTGATTGTAATTCTACTGAGCTTCTATCTGTTAAGTTAGGGTTATATTTAAAGTTAGCGTCTATCTCTAAAAAGGTATAGTTAGTGTTAACAATCTCTGGTGTAATAGATACTACATTCTTTCCTTTTAATATCACACCAGTAATATCTGTCTTCTCAGCTGTTGTTAACTGATCTGCTAATAAAGGTTTAATTGCGATATATACCTTACCATAGTCAGGTGGATCATTATCTTCTCCGCCCCATGTAGATATTGAATCGATATTACTAAACTCTTTCTTTATAATAGATGCATAGTCATCAGCTGTTACCGCTCTGTTCTGAGCAATAAAGGTTAAGGGTGCGTTAAATCTAATTGACTCCATTGTCTCTTGATCTACACCACCAGCAGCGGCCGTATCGAGAGTCACTGTAATCCCTGAGAATCCCCCGATAGAATCAACCATAGAGAAACTGTTAGCTCCATTTGATTCCTTCCCTTGAGTAGTCACGTAATCGATTGTAACGATATTATTATTAGACGGCTTAAACCCTGTTACTCCATCACCGAAATATACCTCATAATAACCGCTTGGATTTTCTTGTAAGTAATATACCTTTGATTCTGAATCAACGTTCTTTAATGTCTCAAATTTTGTATATACGTCGAATGAGCTTGACTCTTCGTTTGACTGTACTCTTACTCTTAATGTACTTGTATCAGCATCATAATCAGAGAGTTGAAATTTCTGATTCTCTATATCATTATCAACTCTATATTTTAATTCTCTTACAGTACCTTCTGCTATGATAACATCATTATAATGATATGTATTC